AAATCAATCATCGGCCACAGCCGCTCCCGGATGTGGTCGAGCAGTAGAAGGGAACGGAAATGCCACAAATAGTCACAGCCGCAGAACTGCGCCAAATTCTTGGCGTTTCCGTATCTCTCTATTCCAACGCATATCTTGAGCAGATGATTGACAGCGCAGAGCTGACGATTCTGCCATTGCTTACTGGATACCAATCAGCAGTCACAGAAATCTTTGTAGAAAATTCAATTGCCTATTATGGAACTCAGCGCGTTAATTATTTCGTGCCGGGTCAAGATGTCGTCATTACCGGATGCGGCGTTTATGATGCGACAGTCACAGTCACAGATGATCGCATTGCTCCGATGGTCTTTACGTCTGCAACGGGGCAAGCAGACAGCACATACACCATCCCAATCATTCCGAGCGGGCTTGCGTGTATTGATGGGGCAACCGCTGGCGATTTATACTCTGGCGTTGCTCCCATTAAGTCAGCAATCCTTGTTGTGTCGGTAGAAGTGTTCCAAAGTGTTACAGCTCCGGGCAATCAAATCATGAGCGACCAATTTCAGCCGTCACCATTCGTCCTTGGCCGCAGCTTGACCAACAGAATTGTGGGTCTTTTAGGGCCGTTCCTTGAAGTCGAAACTCTTTGCTTATGACAATTGAAGCCGACATCCGCACACCATTGCAGACTGCACTTTCAACAATTGCAGCCAATGTCTATAACGGCATTCCAGAAGCAATGACTAGCCCATCAATCTGCATCGTGCCAGACGCACCATATTTGGAAAGCACTTTAATCAATGGAGCAACTACCAAAGTCAAGATTAATATGCTTATCACCGGCGTCGTCGGTTATTCGAGCAACGCAGCAGCTTTGACCAACCTTGAAGATTTAATGATTTCAATCATCTCAACTATGCCGGCCGGATACGTCGTCGGAGATGTCAGCTCACCCACACCTTTGGAAGTCGGCGCAGGAAAATTCTTGACGTCTGACTTGCAAGTCTCAACGTATTACACCGACTAAGGAGAAAACTCATGGCAACGACTATCATCACTGGCAGAGACATCACTTTCACAATCGACAGTGATAATTTCGACGCCCAAGCAACATCCGCAACATTGACTGTTGATTCGACAATCAATACTTATCAGACACTTGACGGAAAAGCGTATTTCACAACCGATACTCAAGGCACATTTGCCGTTGAAATGCTTGCAGACTGGGGCGCGGCTTCATCACTTTGCGAAGCTCTCTGGACTGCTGCAACAAACGCACCCAACACAGGACTTCCAGTGGTATTAGTGGCCGACACAGGTGCATCATTTGCATTTGATGTGCAGCCAATCTTGCCATCAGCCGGCGGCACTGCACCAGATGCGCAGACAGTATCTCTTGCATTCACTTGCGTGACCACACCAGTCTTGACAATCAGCTAATAAAGGAGCCGGGAGCATGAAACTAAATATCGAGGTTACATACCAATCTGGAGAAGTCGCTACCTATACAGCGGCTCCGCCAGAATGGCAAAAGTGGGAGCAAAAGACTGGATTCACAATTCAGCAAGCAGAAGAAAAGATTGGCATTTCTGATCTCTTATTTCTAGCCTATAACTCAATGAAGCGAGAGTCTGCCGGCAAGCCGGTCAAGTCTTACGACATTTGGTGTGAAGGCGTTGCAGATATAGGAGCCGGGAACGCAGACCCAAAAGCTACGCCGTCGGAAGTCTCAGCCGAATAGTCCTTGAGCTTGCAATAGCCACAAAGATTCCGATGAGTGAATGGACGACGGCGGAGCAGATTCTTACGGCCTTTGAGATATTGGAGCAGCAACATGGCGGATGAGCTAAATATTGCTTACGACAAATCCGACTTGCGTCGTGTTACTGCTGCTTTCAAAGCAATGGACGCAGAAGCTGTTGCTCAAGCCAAAGTCGTCAGCGGCGGCTTAGCCACTTACGTTCAAGGCAAAATTATTCAAGCTGCAAATCGCACCAAAAATAATGCTGATGACAGAATTGCATCCGGCTCACGTGTCTCCAAATCTTCAAAGATTGGAGAATTGTCATTTGGCTTTGCCAGTCAGAAATTCTCTGGCGGTGGCACAACTCAACAACTTTGGGGTGGCTACGAATTCGGGTCTAATAAGTTAAAGCAATTCCCAATTTGGTCGGGTAAAGAAGGTCGAGGTTCCAAAGGCTGGTTTATATATCCAACTCTGCGAGCCGAGCAGCCAAATATCATTGCCAAGTGGGAAAATGCTTTCACTGAGATATTGAAGGAGTGGTAATGGCCGGACAAAGTAGAACGCTCAAGCTCTCGATTCTGGCTGATGTAGATCAACTCAAGAAGTCGCTCAACGTAGCCAATAACGACGTTCAAAGCTCAAGCTCTAAGATTTCAGACTTTGGCAAGAAGGCCGGATTAGCATTTGCGGCCGCCGGCGTAGCCGCAGCAGCTTATGCATCCAAGCTCTTAATTGATGGCGTCAAATCAGCCATTGCCGATGAAGCTGCTCAAGCTAAGCTGGCCACAACTCTCAAGAACGTAACTGGCGCAACTGATGACCAAATTGCAGCTGTCGAAAAACAAATTCTCAAGACATCTTTATTGACTGGAAAAACCGATGACGAGCTGAGGCCATCATTTGATCGCTTACTCAGAAGCACAAAAGATGTCACCAAGGCTCAAGAGTTGCAATCAATTGCGCTCGATATTGCGGCCGGTAGTGGCAAAAGTTTAGAGGCAGTCTCAAATGCGCTTGCAAAAAGTGCCGAAGGCCAGAACACGGCTTTGGGCAAATTGGGAGTAGGCATTAGTGCAGCAGAACTCAAAACTATGTCATTCGAAGAAATCACAGCCAAGCTCAGTGAGACATTTAAGAATCAGGCATCTGAGCAAGCCGACACATTTGCGGGCAAGATGGCTCGTCTCAATGTCGCATTTGATGAAGGCAAAGAGACAGTCGGTTCATTTGTACTCGATGCAATCACACCGATGGTCAATACTTTCGTTAAGGATGTAGTGCCGGCTATTGCAAAATTTGCAGATGAAATTGGACCAAAATTACAGCCAGTCATCAAATTTCTTGGATCATATATTCAAGAAGTATTACTCCCAGCTTTCAAAGGCATTTGGGGATTCATAAATGATTTCTTAATTCCAATATTCTCATCAATTCTTACGCCAGCCATTAACGGATTGCGCGGTGCATTTGAAAAGATTCAAAAAGCCATCGGCGATAATACCGAAGAATTAAAGCCATTTTTTAACGTTATGAAGGCAGTTGGAGAATTTGCCCGAGATACCTTGGCTCCCATTATTGGTGGCACACTTAAAGTCGCATTTGACATTCTTGGCACAATAATCTCAACGACTATCACTGGATTTGGAAAGATTGTCACAGCTGTCACAAAGGTGGTCAATGCGGTCAAGGCATTCATCAAGCTCATGACAGATAATCCAGTCACTCGATTCTTTGGTTTGACTGGAGACAATTCCAAAGGCTTGAGAGCCGGTGGTGCAGAATTTGACCCAAATATTGGCGGAGATACATTTGGCGGCGGCGGCGGCGGCGGCGGCGAATCAACATTTGTGCCCGGTAGTGATCCGAGAACTTTTACCGGCGCACCATTAGGGGCATATTCACCAGCGATGCAAGCTGCAATTCTAAGACGCGAAGCTCTCAAAGCTGAAACTGAACGCCTACGCAATGCCAGAGAAGCAGCTGCAACAAGTCGCTTAGGGGTCACTGGTGGTCTTTCAACGGCTGAAAGAATTGTAATCAATGTCAATGCTGCATCAATTATTGATGAAGAAGGATTCACGCGAGCAATTAATGACGCTCAGAATAACAGCTTTTTTAGGGGCACAGGCGGCGCAACTAATTTAGTGGGAATCTAATGACAATCTTTAATCCAGTATGGCGAGTCACGATTGGCGGCACTCAATATCAGACTGCCATTCTTTCTAATCTAACGATTTCATCTGGGCGAACTAATATCTATGAGCAGGCTCAAGCCGGATACACCAACATTGAACTTATTAATTTAGATCAATCAAATGTGGTCATTGGAATTAATGATTCATTGACTATTGAGTTGCAAGATTCAACAGCTACGTTCATTCCAATCTTTGGTGGTTCCGTCGTGGAAGTTGGAATTTCAGTGGCTGAATTGGGAAATGTGGACTATGCCCAGCGCATCAAAATCATTGCATTGGGCGCGTTGGCAAGATTGCCAAAGGCTTTGACAAATGGCGTTCTCAATCAAGACTTTGATGGCGACCAGATTTACACGATTCTTCAGGGTGTTCTATTTGCTCAGTGGCAAGCGGTTCCAGCAGCTCTAACGTGGGCAACTTATGATCCGACTACTCAATGGTTAGACGCTGGTAACACTGGACTTGGTGAAATCGACCAACCGGGCAATTACGAACTTGCAGCACGTTCATCAAGTCGAACCGATGTCTATTCTCTCGTCTCTGCTTTAGCTAGTAGCGGGTTGGGTTATATTTATGAAAATGCTCAAGGCCAAATTTCTTACGCCGATTCGACACACCGAACGACATATTTGGCACAAAATGGCTATGTCAATCTTTCGGCCAACGATGCCCAAGGTTCTGGATTAAGCATTCAGCAACGCACTGGAGACGTGCGGAATACGATAACGCTCAAATATGGCACAAATTCAACAAACGAAGTTAGCGCAACAGACCCAGCATCGGTTGGCTTATATGGCGAGCTTGCTCAGATATTCACAACGACAGTAAAGCATGCAACCGATGCCCAAGATCAAGCCGATTTCTATTTAGAGCTTCGCGCTTATCCCCAATATAACTTCAATCAGATTACTTATCAGCTTACAAATCCTGAGATTGATGATGGCGACCGAGATTCATTGATTAATGTATTCATGGGAATGCCACTGGCGATTGCAGATTTGCCGCTGAATATGTCGGCCGGTACATATCTTGGATTTCTTGAGGGCTGGACATTTCAAGCCGCTTACAACGAAATAAGCGTTTCGCTCAATCTTTCGCCGCTGGCGTTCTCACTTCAAGCCATGAGATGGAACGACGTGCCGATTGTCGAAACATGGAATTCAATCATACCTACATTAGACTGGGAACACGCGACGCAGGTCGCATAAGGAGAAAACATGAGCAATCCAACAACGCCATTCAGTTGGCAAATGCCCACATCCACTGATCTTGTCACCGACTTGCCTGCTGACTTTGAAGTCTTTGGCCAAGCTGTTGCCACTTCAATGGCTGACCTACTAGGTGGCACAACTGGTCAAGTCTTATCCAAGACAACTAGTGCCGACATGGACTTTACATGGACGACACCGACAGATCAGACACCACTGACAACTAAGGGCGATTTATTTACTTTTACGACAGTTGATGCTCGTCTTGGAGTAGGCACAAACGGCCAGACTCTTGTTGCAGATAGCACTACTGCAACCGGCTTAAAATGGGATACACCAGCAGCTGGAGGCAAAGTTCTTCAGGTTGTTATGGGATCAACAACATCAACAATGACCACTTCATCAAGTAGCTTTGCGGATACAAATTTAACAGCCACAATCACACCAAGCTCTGCAACAAGCAAAGTCTTGGTTCTAGTTTCTCAAAATGGTTGCCTAAAATTTGGCGGCACAGCTGCAAATGGAATGGGCTTGAAATTATTACGCGCAGGTTCAGACATTGTAAAAATGGCAGACGGCGGAATGATTCTGGCTGGAAGTACAGCAAACAATGGCGACTATTCTTTCAATGTTCATTATCTTGATGCACCAGCAACAACTTCAGCAACAATTTACAAAACTCAAGCAAATGCAACAGGCAACGCAGTGCAAATGATTCTGCAAAATGGTTCTTGCGTTTCAAGTATTATCCTTTTAGAAATAGGTGCATAATGGCAAAAGCAAATGAAGTCTTGGCAATGTTAATTCCCAATGGTGGATATGTTGCTTATGGTGACGAATACGAAGGTATCCAATTCCTAGAGTGTGAGCCAATTACTAAGGCACAATTTACTGCTGGCTTTGTTCAATATGATGCGTGGAAAGCCGAGCAAGATACTAAGGCAGAAGCCGACAAAGCAGCGTTACTAGCCAAATTAGGCATAACTGCCGATGAAGCGAAATTGCTGCTTTCATAGTGGAACACTTGACTAAGAATCTAGCCGATGCTGCAAAGTCATAACGGATGGCCAGCATCGAAAGATGCAGCTGAAATCCAAATCATCAGCGTTCCAATCGAGGGAACAAAGGTCAAGGTGCGATGCGCGAAAGCCGTCGCGCCATTAATTGCTGGATTCTGCAAAGAATTCCATGAGTTAATCGAACCCATTGATGAAGGTCAGCTTGATGATTGGGGTTATGCATTCCGCATGGTACGTGGCTCGACTGAAAACTTGAGCAATCACAGCTCCGGCACTGCCATCGATCTAAACGCAACGCAACATCCACTGGGCAAATCTGGCACGTTCCCAGCTGAGAAGGTTCCAATGATTAGAGCTTTGGCTAAGAAATACGGCCTCAAATGGGGTGGAGATTATCGAAACCGAAAAGATGAGATGCACTTCGAAATCGAATTGAGTGAAGCGAAAGTCGCGGCACTCATCGGGAGCTTGAACAAAGGAGACAACTAATGGATCAAGCAAAAGCAATGCTGGCATCATGGCTGAGAAGCTCTGTCGCCGGTGCGCTGGCGGTCTGGATGACTGGCAATCAGAATCCAAAGGATTTAGCAATGGGGTTAGTGGCTGGACTTGTTCCGGTACTTGCTCGCTGGGCTAATCCAAATGATGTAACTTTCGGCAACAAGAAGTGAGCGTCGGCGAATGGACGGCGGTCGGTGGGCTTGTCATTGCTTTGCTGACTGCCATCTATTCGTCAATGAGATTCATGGTGAAATCGATCATGCGAGAGCTTTCACCGAATGGGGGCAATTCGCTCAAAGACCAAGTGAGCAGAATTGAAATGCGACTAGACCAACTACTCATTGAAATTGCTCTCAAGAAGTAGCCGACACGCCGATTCTTAGGCGGGAATCTTGAAATTGTCACACATGCATGTCACTCTGTAATTCGGGAGCTGGTACGCAGCTCTCAGAATCGGGAGCAAGAAATGACAACAAGTGAAGTCGGATTGTTTGTAATCATGGCGATTGCATGCATCCTTTGGGCGATATGCAGCTATTCAGTCGGATACAGAGAAGGCCATAAAGACGGCTACCAGCGGGGCAAGACAGTCGGCCGTCACGCATCATCTCAGGCGGTGCGTTAATGGGGTTCCTAGATAATTACGAGGCCGCACGTGCCAGAACAGATCGTTGGATTGCCACATATCCATCCGGACGCATCACAACAGAAATCATGGAGTTTAGTGCGGACAAGGGTTACGTCTTAGTTAAGGCGACCGGCTATCGCAATGCAGATGATATTTATCCAGCCGGTGTGGATTATGCATACGGCTATCAAGGCGCATACGTTCAGAATATGAAACGCTGGTTCGTCGAGGACACTTGCACGTCCGCAATTCTTAGAGTTATGCAGCTCATTATGGGCGGAGCTGAGCGAACAGTGCGTGAGACGATGGAGCAGATTGAAAAGCTACCAGCCAAGGTTGCCAACACTGAGCCGGATTACTGGAACACTAAATTTGGTGACGTGCCATCCTTTAAGACACGTGAAGAAGCCGAGGCATCAGGCATCCCAACAGCTGCTCAAGCAATGCAAGAAGTCACGGCGCAGCTTGGTGGTGAGATGCTGGCAGAAGCTCCACAGTGCGGGCATGGCCATCGAGTATGGCGTGAAGGCGTCTCAGCTAAGACTGGCAAAGCATGGGGCAATTACAGTTGCGTTGAACGCAAGCCAAAGCAATGCGACCCAGTGTGGTACGTATTCACATCTCGGGGAAAATGGGAGCCACAGGTATGACAAAAAGCCGATTGGTCAAGATTCTTGTCATTATTGAATGCATCCTTGTCGTGATTCTGATTGTGATGGCTACTCGATGAGTGGTCCAATCGAGATAATTAATCCAAGGACTATGAGCTGCACACTTATGGAAGATGGCGAAATTATCGCAACCTATAAAGTCGAGCAATGTGACAAATGCTCCAGGCTGGTTAAGTTTGATGAGTTCGGTTATCAAAAGGGATTCGGCAATGAAAAGATTATTTGGTTCTGTGCGGAGTGCCGATGATTATGGTGCGCTTATCGCGTGAAGATGAAATCATTGCGCATTCAGCTGGGCTTGCCAGAGAATCACGCTATGGTTCTAATCCTAAATTCCAAGGCAATAAAGGCAACTTTCACAATGCCGTTGTCATTCACTCCGAAGCCGTCGGAGCTGAGATGGCAGTGGCCAGATACTTCGGAGTTGAGGACTTTGTGCCGACAGTCAATACATTCAAGAATGAACCGGATGTGTATTGGAACGGCGTTGCAATTGAAGTCAAACAAACGCCACACAAACGCGGTCATTTAATCATTAGCGAAGATGATCGTGATACCGACATCGCTGTCTTAGTCGTAGGCGAATCACCGACGTATTACGTTATGGGCTGGATACCAGTGGGCGTTGCAAAGCGTCCAAGGTTCCAATCTGCTCAAGGCGGCTACTGGGTCAGCCAAATCAATCTGCAACCTATTGAGACGTTAAGGAAATCCATACATGCCAATTCTTGAATTCGATTGCTCAATCTGCGCAAAGCTCTACGGCAAAGCAAAGCAACGCCATGGCATTCGAAAGACATCGGAGTTATCGCTTCATGAGTGGTTCGCTACTTGTCTGGGATGTGGAGCATTAGGCATCAAGCTGGTGGATGATAAGAAGGTTGAAGGTCTGAGCCTATGATTACAGTCTTGATGGGCGCACCAGCTGCGGGCAAATCGACGTGGCTTACAGCTAATAAGACCGGCTTTGAACACATATACAACACCGAGGCCATTCGAAAGAATAAAGAGATCGATGTGAATGCTTACATGTCTTTCATTAGATTCAAAGCAATCAAAGCTGCGGAAGATGGTAAAGACATCATTGCCGATGGCACTCACACATTCAAGGCTCATCGTCACTTCTGGCTGATACTTGCAGATCGATTGAATCTGGAAACAAAGCTCGTGGCATTTGATACAGCTCTGCCAGTCTTATTGGCTGGCAATTCGATACGTCAGCATCCGGCGACGACCAAGATTCTCTATCAACACAATGCCCGCATGAAGATAGCGTTGAGAGCTATTGAACGCGAGCGATGGGGTTCGATTGAGGTGATACGTCGTGGCTATGAATAAGACAGATAAGTTATCCACAGGCAGTATCCACAGGGTGTGCGCAACGCCCAAGAGTACGCTCAGACTTGACCGGTATTTGACTTTATGGATACGCTCCATACTCGCTGGCGAGCCGCTGATGCGGATAGCTCGCAGGCGAAGTCTGGTGCTATTGGGTGTGCTATGTGTTGTGGGCACAACACCAGCGGAAGCAGTGACAAATACTGATTATCTCAAGCTATATGCTCATTCAAGAATCATTAACTATAAGCAGTTTCAATGCTTTAATCAGTTGATTACCAAGGAATCTAATTGGAGAATCAATGCAATCAATGGATCGCATTACGGCTTAGGTCAAATGAGAAATCCTAAATACAGAGAGCTTGATGGGTATCGCCAAATTGACTGGACGCTTCGATATATTAAGGCAAGATATTCTGGCTCTAGTTGCAATGCATACCGGCACTGGCAAAAGAAGGGATGGCATTGATGTCTAGGTCGTGGGCTAAGGGTTCAACCCGCCAATGGCGCATCATCAGAGAGCGTATATTGCTGCGGGATGGATGCTGCCAGATATGTGGCACGACAGAGGGCAAGATGCACATCGATCACATCATTCCAAAGAGGCTTAATGGCGGTGATGACGAATGGAATTTGCGTCAATTGTGCCAGAACTGCAATTTGAGCAAAGGGGGTCGGTTTTTTAGTGATGGACTTACACCCCCGACTCTCCATGGGCAAGATATACCCAAGAACGTGTCACTAAGTCATGATTAAGCCATCATTGACCATAGTTGGTCACGAGCAGGACGAACTAGTCTCAAATCGGCTCACATCGGTTTCAGAGCCGGAATCAGCTCAGGTCTTTGGGCATGAAGTGCCTCGAATCCACACGCCGCTCAATGATTTGCCCAGCCGAGGCTTTGAATTGATTGACTTTGCTGACCAGATTATCGATGGCGGGTTTATGCCGTGGCAAAAATGGCTGGCGGTTCAATCGCTCAAGCTCAAGCCGGACGGCCGGTACTTCCATCCCATCACAGTGGCCACAGTTGCCCGGCAAAATGGGAAATCGACGTACATGCTTGCCCGCATCGCGATGGGTTTATTTCACTGGGATGAATCACTGCAAGTCGGCTCAGCTCACAGATTAGTCACATCGCTGGAGCAGTTTAGATCGCTAGTGGCCATCATCGAAGCTAACGATGATTTGGCAAAGCAAGTCAAGCGAATCAGATGGCAACATGGAGCCGAAGAAATTGAAACCTTGTCTGGTAACAGATTCGTTATCAAAGCCGGCGGTTCAGCAGCTCGCGGATTGAGTAAGCCAGAGGTTGTGCATCTGGATGAGCTGCGTGAAATGAAGGACTTGGATTCATTTGCTGCTTTGCGCTATACCTTGATGGCAGCCAAGAATCCACAGGTCAATTGTTTCAGCAATGCTGGTGATTCTCATTCCGTCGTGCTGAATTTGCTCAAAGAGCGTGGCATGGCGGCTGCTGCCGGAGCAGTTGATGACATTGGATATTTCGAGTGGTCATCTCCCACAGAAGTCTTATCGATTGAGAATGCGGCCTATGCAAATCCCGGCCTTGGAATAACGATTCACCCGGACAATATAAAAGCCGTGTTCAATGACCCCATCGAAGTCGTCATGACCGAGGTGTTGTGCCGATGGGTTCAGACCATATCCAGCGTCGTCGGCTCAGCTGAGTGGAATGAGTGTCTTGATGAGGAGATTGACCTTGACCCAGAGAAGCTCACGTGGATGGCTATCGACTGCTCGCCGGATCGTAGATTTGCAGCATTAGTCGCCGCTCAGAAATTAGGCGATGAGAAATTCATCGTCAAGCTGCTCCACACTTGGGAGAACTCAGTGCAGCTAGATGATCGTGAGATTGCCAACGATGCAGCTAAATACTGCCGCGAATATCCCATTGAGCATTTGCTTTACTCACGCCGAACATCTGGCGCGGTCGCGGCAAGAATGCAGCCGGCCGGAATTCCGATTTATGACATGGATTCGGATTACCCGCAAAGCTGCGATGAGATGCTGGGAGCAATCAACTCTGGGCGTCTTAAACATCGAGGCCAATCTGAACTGACCACACAAATGCTCTCAGCTGTTCAATTGCGTCGTGGCGATGGCGGCTGGGTATTGGGCAGACGTGCCAGTCAGTCGGCAATTCCGGCTTGCGTTGCCACAGCTCTCGTTTCACACTTTGCGACACGCCCAGAGACGGAGATTGACATTCTCGTTGGGTAATGCTTTCAGCGTGGGAAAATTCTCGCATGGGATTCAGAGACTTATTTGTCAAAACATCATCCGTCACAGAGCTGACATACGATGTCTCTGCATCTCTTGCTCCAGTAACGACACTAGATTCACTCTCGCCATTCTTTCGCGGTAATCGCACAGCTACACGTCAAGAAGCGATGAGTGTGCCGGCCATTGCTCGCGGTCGCAACATCATCTGCTCATCGATTGCATCGATTGGCCTTGAAGTGCGTGATCGTGTTACTGGAATGAGTATTGACCCGCCGCGAGTTATTCGCACACCAGACCCACGCATTCCCGGCGTTGCGACATACGTCTGGACGCTAGAAGATTTGCTGTTTCATGGTTACGCGTATTGGCAGATTACTGAGCTGTTCGCCGATACGCAGCGCGTTCGAAGTGTTCAAAGAATTTCGCCGGATCGTGTAACTATCAACACAAATTCAGATTCAACAGAAATTGAATCGTATTCAATTGATGGTCATACACCATTGCCAACATTTGGCGTCGGTTCGCTTGTTGTCTTTTACGGAAATGATGAAGGCTTACTCAATCGCGCCGGAATGACAATTCGCACCGGTGCAGAGTTAGAACGTGCCGCAGCTCTTTATGCGCGTGAGCCTGTTCCACAAATGGTATTGAAATCCAATGGAACAGCATTGCCAGCAGATCGCATTGCTAAACTCCTGGAGTCTTGGGGTGCAAGTCGTAGAAATCGCACAACGGCATTCTTGAATGCGGATATTTCGCTGGAGACTTTGGGATTCGACCCAGAGAAATTACAACTTGCGGCAGCGCGTTCGTACATCGCGACAGAACTCGCCAGAGCTTTGGGAATTCCCGCTTATTTCATTGATGCCGAGACTGGTTCATCAATGACTTATTCAAACGCCAGCACTACGCGTCAGACTTTGCTTGATTTCTCTTTGATTCCGCTGATGAACTCCATTACCGAAAGACTGTCAATGCCGGACTTCACGCCATCAACGCAGCGCGTGGAATACGCACTTGATGACTACTTGCGCGGCTCAGCTTTAGAACGTGCGCAAATCTATGAAATCCTCAATCGCGTTGGCGCATTGAGTGCAGAAGAAATCCGAGTAGCAGAGGAAATGATCCGATGAAGGTATTAACACCATTCACAATCACAGCGGCCGATTCAGAAGAACGCACTATCACCGGCCAAATTGTGCAATTCGATACGCCAGCAAATGCATCGACCGGAAAAGTATTATTCAAATCCGGTTCATTAATTCCAGCATCGGTCAAGCTAAATCTGGAACACGATTCAAAGCGACCAATTGGAAAGACGTTATCAATGGAGCTTGCACCAGATGGCAAATCAATCAATGCAACTTTTAAGATTTCAAAGACCACTGCCGGCTCAGATGCAATCCAAGAAGCGATGGATGGACTTCGCGATGGATTCTCAGTTGAAGCAAATGTCGCAGACCATGGATTTAATGAGGACGGCACAATGGTCGTCAATTCAGCGACTTTGGTCGGCGTCGCATTAACACACAACCCAGCATTCGATGAAGCTCGCGTCAGTCATGTCGCAGCGACTACCGAAGTCACACCAGAAGAAACACCAACCGAAGGAGACGCAGTGGATACCACTACCGAAAAAACAGAAGCACCAGCCGTTGAATCGGTAGAGGCTTCAGCGCAAATCGTGCATGCTAACAAGCCAGCACCATATTTCACTTCACCACGATCACCAATTGTCAATCTTGGCTCATGGATGGAACACTCAATCAAAGCAAAGTTAAACCCAATGTCAGATTCTGCAATTTACGTTGCAGCAGCTAATGATGACCTTGGAACAACTAACCCAGCTTTCAACCCAACACGTCAATTGCAAGAAGTTATCAACGGACTAAGCAATGGAACACGCGGCGCAATTGATGCAGTCAGCCGTGGAACTTTGCCGGACGCTGGGCTTCAATTCGAAATCCCTAAGATTTCTCAAATCGCGACAGTTGCAGCAGTTGCAGAAGGTGGCGCAGTTTCAAATACAGGAATTGAGTCAAGCTTCATTTCTGTTCCAATCACACGCTTTGCAGGCCGTAACATTTTGACCACAGAAATCATCGAGCGCAGCTCACCAGATTTCTTCAATGAGCTTGTTCGAATCATGGGATCAGCTATGGCGTTCTCTCAGAACAAGTACGTTGCAGATCAAATCAAGACAGATGCGGTAGCTGATGGAACTTCAACAGCTAACACAGCTGCGGGATTGATTGGATATGTCAGCCGCGCTAATGCAGCTGTTTATTCAGGAACTCAACGCTTTGCGCGTAACATCTTGGTGTCACCGGGACAATGGTCAAACATCATGGGTTACAACGACAATGGAACACCATTGTTCAATGCGTATTTCCCACAAAATCAGGCTGGTCAAGTCAATGGACAGTCACAACGTGGCGTCGTACTTGGATTGAACTTCTATGTGGATAATTCTGGTGAATTTACTGGAACAGGCGATGATTCAATGGTCGTTCTTGAGCCAGATGCATTCACATGGTACGAGAGCGGAAACTATCGTCTTGATGTCAATAAGCCATCTGACGGAACAGTTGAAATCTCACTCAACTCTTATGGTGCATGTGCCACAAAGCTTGCAGCTGGTGGATTTAAAGTCATAAGCTAAAAATCAATCATCGGCCACAGCCGCTCCCGGATGTGGTCGAGCAGTAGAAGGGAACGGAAATGCCACAAATAGTCACAGCCGCAGAACTGCGCCAAATTCTTGGCGTTTCCGTATCTCTCTATTCCAATGCATATCTTGAGCAGATGATTGACAGCGCAGAGCTGACGATTCTGCCATTGCTTACTGGATACCAATCAGCAGTCACAGAAATCTTTGTAGAA